GCATCGCCTGGAGGCTTACCCATACCGGGGAAGCGTCCCCCGCCTCATGGGCCAGGGTCGCTATACCGTTCCGATGCAGCACCTTCTCCAGGTATCGCGCGTTGCAGGTCTCGGGAAGGCCCTCCCACCTGAAACGGTTGATGGCCAGTGACAGCAGCATATCCAGGTTTTTCAGATATGCCCGGTAGTTGTAATCGTCGCTTTCCCAGTAGTTGTCCCGGAAGAAACCCTCTTTGCGCTTCCTGTTCTTACGCCCCATCTTCCGCCCCCAATCTCGCGAGGGCTGCAGCCGTCAGGTTGTCCAGAACCGCCTTTGATTCTGCAGCGGCCTGCCTATGTATGGCTATTTCCTCGGCGAAATGTGCTTGTAGGGCATCCATCCTCCGTTGATGCTCCTCATCTCTCGCCTTGTTGGCTGCTTTCCATTCGACGATAAGCTCTACTTCCTCCTCCGTCATCTCGGAATAGGGGAGGTCCACCAACTCGTCTATGGTGCGAGGTCCAGAGTCCTCTACCTGTGCCACTTCATCCGCCATGTCATCCTCCAAAGTTGTCGTATATCGTGACGTTGCCGATATCCTCCGGACGTTTCCATACCGTCACCCCACCGAACAGGAAGAAGCGTAGCTTGTCCATGTAAAGGTCGGATACCGAAAGACCTTTGACCCAGAAATCGGAGAGTTTCCAGTACGTGAAATACCGGCCGATGTTCCAGTCCCCATCGAAATCCCATTGACGTCCGAGTCGGTATCCGTAGCGTAGGAACTCGTCCCCCGCCGTCAGGATTGCGTGATCGTCCTGGGTAACCACGTTCGCGAACAACGCCATGGGCTTCGTGGTGGCGCTGTCCAGGTTCGCGAAATTACCATACACGAACGGAGCACGTAACGCTGCCTGCTTGGTGTCGTTGGTGACAGCATCTCGCGCGGCGTTGCGGTCCCTGGTGGCGTTCGCGCTGGCCGCGTTGTAATCACGTGCAGCGTTGCCACGCGCCGTGGCCCTCGTGTTGCCTGCTGCGGAGTCGTTGGCGGTCTTTGTCCGGCTCGCGTTGGCCTTGGTAGTGGCCGCGCTGTTGGCACTGATGCCGGTAGATGCACTGTTACCGGTCGCGGTGTTGCTGCTGTTGGCGCTGTTCTGGGTGTTCGTGCGGTCATTGTTGTTGTTCGATGTCTCGGTCACCTTGGCTTGTGACAGGCCTACGCTTGCCTCTGCCTGTGTGCTCTTCAAGTTGGCCGCCACGGCGGTCTGTGCCATCGACGTGGCACCGCCTACAGCACCCGAGATCAATCCACCTACAGCACCCACCGCCGCGCCTATCGGACCTGCGGATGCACCAGCCATCGCACCGGACAACGCGCTGTTGAGTGCCCCTCCCGCTGCACCGATCGCGGCACTTGCATATTCCGCGTTCACCTCGTTGTTTACCGTTGCACGTGTATATCCGGCCTCCCAAGCCTGCAGCGCCTGGGAAAGGCCGTTGCTCTGAGCTGCGTCGGTCAGTGCCGCGGCATTAGAGGTGCTCGTTATCGTCGCATTTGCGCTTGTCTGTATGGCGGTGTTGGCTACCAACGTGTCGGCCTCGGCATCTGCGTTGCCCTTGGCCGCAGTGGTCAAAAGGTTGGTGTTCGTGTTGGCGGTGTCCGCGCTGTCGTAGGCGTCATCCCTCGTTGCTGCCGCGCTTGCCAACGTGTCATCATAGGTCGTGTCGTAATCGATGACCCGTTGTTTCCGGTCGAAATGCGTGGAGTAGTCCCACTCCCGCGCGGGGTCCAGGACCACCGCGAACGTTGGAACGTCCCACTGCCTCAGGGTCTCATACCATCGCCCGTCGAACTGGAAGGAACGGGCGGTGACGTTGGCGAACGTGACGGTACCACCGGTACCACCGTTGCCCATGATGTGTGCTGAAACGTTGATGGCCGGGTAGGCGAGTGACAACGAGGCGGATACATCCAGTTTTCCGTCCGTGTCCTCGATGCGGATAACATCCACCTTTCCGGTCTCGTCCGTAACCTCTATATGCGCATAGGGGAACGTGTACAGTTTAGCTATATCGGCGTATCTGTCAGGATACCCGAAGGATTCACGGTCCAGCTTGCACAGGTCGAAGGTCTTACGCGATGAGTTGATACCACGGCATGCCACCCCGCCGAACGTGAACGATGCCCCGAAGTCGAGAAGCCCCGAGCTCGCGAAGAAAACGCCCTGGATGGTCTGCTTGAACTGCGGCATGCTGTCGGTGACGTTGGTTAGGAATGTCGACAGGTCAGCCGGTGCCATCGAGATTATATAGACGCTCGGCACCCCGTCGTTGGTGTAATAGGGCGATGCCGGCACGTGCCAGCTATCGGCACCCTTGGTCCCCCAGTCGCTACGTGGGTTTGCCGTGGTCGCTACGCATGCCCTCATGTCCTCGGCATTGAGAACCCGCGATTGCACATCACGGACGATTGAGGACCGGCCATAATCAACATCCTCCGCGAGGAGGTTCGCACAGTTGCCTATAGGGTTCTCAAGATATTCGTCGGCCGTCGTGGCGAACAATGGAGCATGCCCACGCTCCAAGATCATACCGGTGATATCGACCTTGTATATCCAGGTCTGCCATGCGTCATCGATGAGATGCAACCGTGTCGTGTTCGGTGCGATGAACTCTACCTCGCGGATGAACCAGAACCATCTACGCACACCGTCATCTGACTCGTACATCAACGGCGATTCATCGTTTGCGAACAGGTTGTACTTCACCGCTAGATAGTTGTACTTCGCGGCAACGTCGAAAGGCAGCGGCACGTCTATGGTCTGGTCCCGGTGCAGCTCCTTGTACCTGGTTTCCAATCGGATGCACTCGTCATCCGGGATGGCCTCGAACCATGCATCCCGTTTCCCCTCATCGCCGAAATAGACCACGTTACCGATGCCGGAGATGGTACGTTGTCCGACGTGTGCCTCTCCCACGTCCCACGGCACCTTGCATATCAACAACTCCATCTGCGTGCAGTTGAAGCGTCCATAATCGAGGCTGTTGTCATATTTGTATGTGTCGACGTTCTCCAGATGGGGGAAATCTGACTGGTTGTTGGTGAGTCGGTGGAAACGTCCGCCCATGTGATTACCTCCAAGACAAAGGGAGCCGGTTTCCCGGCTCCCATTGTATCACCTATTCGAAGATGATGTTACTCGCTGGCCGTGGCCTCATCGGTGGTGTCGGTGTACTCGATGTATGGATCGCTTGCAACCGGGCATTCCTTGGCGGGATGCGTGGCCTCTGCAACCACGGTCGCGGTGCAGGTGGCGGTGTATTCTGTGGTTGCGCCGGACGGGTTGATATAGGAACTCTTGGCGGTGACGGTCAGCACGTCCCCTACCTCGATACCACTCTTCTGTACGTGCAGCTTGCCGTAATTGTCAACGTACGTACGGCTGTTCAGGACGATCGCATCGTTACCCCGCATGCCGGAGACCTCGAACAGTGCGGAGTCGGGCTCCACCCCGATCTTACCGCTGGCATCACCAGCGACGGTGCCGGTGAGGTCAAGGTTGAGCTGTACCTCGCCACCGATGGGCACGTTGACGGTTGCCGGGTCGAAGGAAAGTCCGGTCGGTGTCACGGTGATGGTCGGTATCACGGTAGGCTCCTCGGTCGTGAACAGAACGCAGTTAGCTGCGGGATTGAAACCTATCATACCGTTTGCCCAGTAGTAATATTTCAGGGTGCGGTTGCCCGGGTTGTAGAAGGGAGGCTCGAGGCCCGTCATGAAGTCACGATAGTAGATGAAGTCCTCGGAGGTCAGAGCGGCGTATACGTTTGGGATGGGGAACTCCGGGATGACGATTTTACGGTATTCCACCTCCGCCTTGTCCATATGGAACAGGGTCGCGAGGAGGGTTACATCCGTCACCGCGTCCACCTCGGGCGTGCACCAGTAGATGAGGGTGGACGGGTCCTCTGTGACAGGTACGGGTATCTGGTTGTACAGCATGGTCGGCTTGACCTGCATGCGCTTGGCCAACGCGCGGACACCTATCATTAGCTCCTCCGCGACCGCCTTTGTGGTAGGCACGTCGGAAAGCTGGTAACGGAACAGACCGTTCGTCCTGTGGTCCGCCTCCGCGAACATCTGCAACATGATGTCCATTTCGTCAACCTCTACGGAGTTCAACATCTGGGTGATGGTGGCGGACAGGAGATCGTCGTAGCCGTAACCGTCGGCCGCGAACGCGCGGTGCATCTCGGTCTTGCTCCAGGAGAACTCGTATCGACGGGGTTTCCCGACCGAGTAGAACCACTCCACGAACTCGGGACGCTCGCATTTGAGCAGGGTCTCGTCATCCCATCGTCCGGCGTGCGCCTGCAGGTACTTGACCGCGACGTGTCGTTCGGAGTTGCCCCAATCGCTGGCTGGCTTCTTCAGCGCACGGAGGCCGTGGGTCCACCGCTTGGCATCGACGTAAGTCGCATTGAGGCCGTTCAGGAGCATGGAAAACTCGTTGAACAGGTCGTTGTTCATCGGTGCGAAGAGGTTAGCCACCACGTTGGCGTAACTGTTGATTGCCGGGTTCGGGATACGCTGCTGGAACCCGTTTGACCCATTGAGCCATGCACGGGTCAGGATGGAACTGTTCTTGACTGCCATCCTATATCACATCCTTTCATGTAGTGTAGATATCTGTCGGATGTTCCCAGCGCTGCCCGGCTCTTCTGGCGTTCCCACCTCCGGGAGATGGTAACATCTTATGACACATCATAACACGGAAAAGGCCCGCACATCATGCGGACCTTTTCCAGAGCAAACTCAATCGTATGATATATCAATCTGCCACGGATAGCAACGCGGTTATGATTACACCGAAAACGGAACCTGCGACGAATGACAGGAAATGCGTCACGAGTCCTCACCTCCTGGCAAGGATTCGATTAGGTAATCTATACATGCCTTGGCCTTCTCCAGGTCCTCGCGCACTCCCTTGTATGGCCAGCGCCAGATATATTTCAGTGCACAACCCCACCAGTAGGTCATGGCTCCCTTGCAATGGAAGCCGTACATCATCGAATCCATGGCATCCTTGCAGGTGATCTTACCGTCACCCATGTAATGAGGCGGTGAGGTTTTCAGCGTTTCTTCAAGCGTTGTCATCTTTTACACCTCGATTCCAAGTTCGCGCATGCGGTCCGCGATTCGACGTTCGAACAAGCAAGTGATATTCCATCTACCGGTGCCTTTCTTGTACGCTTCTTCTATTTCTGCATGACATTCGCCCCTTATTTCACAGTCTCCGCATGATTTATCTAGATGACCGCTTCCCTATATGTCCCGCACCAGCTCCCGCAACTTAGCGTTCTCGAGCTCGCATCCTTGGATGACCTCTTTGTATAAAGTGGTTGCCTGTTCTATACCACGCGCATAGTCTGTCATCGCTTTCCACCGACTTCCCCTGCAAGCCCCTCCATGCTCCAATCATGACCATCCGCAAGCGATGGTGGGTTGATGACCCCGAGGGGGTCGGGCTGTGCGCCCATGGAAAGCATCTGCTGAACCTGCGCAGGCATCTGCTGTACCGGTGTTGGCTGTTGCTGCTGTGGTTGCGTGTTGACCTGCGCCCCTCCGTTGATGAGCTTCACGACCTGCGCGTTCAACGCCTCGTTCTGCTGCATCAATGCAACGTTCTGGGCCTGCAGCTGCTGTATGATGGAGTCAAGCGGCTGTACCTGCCCGGGCATCTGCTGTACCGGTGTAGGCTGTTGCTGTGGTTGCTGTGCCGTGGTGCTTCCCATCTCAACACCGGTCATCGTGCCGAAACCATCACCAATCGAGATGGTCACAGGCTGCTGTGACTGCTGTGCCGTGATGGTGTTACCCACGTCAGCGCCTGTCGGTTGAGTCTGCTGTGCCGGGTCGGTCTGCTGCTGATTGTTCTGCTGGTTGGGGTCCATGTGTCATACCTCCCTATAATCCAAGTGTCGTTCTTCGAAAACCTTGATCATATCCGCAACGGAAAGGGTGTTTGCCGGATCGAATGGATCGAATAACATACAGGTAACACCGAAAGCCTTTTCCAGCCCCCTTACCTCGAATATCACCACTTCGTTAGGCCATCCGTTGAAATCTATGAAATTAGATACATTGGCATCTATCACGATACATTTATATACTTTGTCCTCACATTCCATGTTTGCTCCTTTTGGTGGGGGCGGCGGGACTCGAACCCACAACCCGCCGATTATGAGTCGGTGGCTCTGCCAGTTGAGCTACACCCCCTAGGCAAGCGGGCCACCACCGCTTGTGCACGATGATGGCCCGGAAGGGTGTCGGCAGTTAGTCACATCCACGTATCATCCCGTCCGTGAGGTTTTACCCCGGGGTGTGGGTCGGTGCCCATCACAGGCCACGGAATCCGAATCTCCACTAGGACACGTCAGACGTGATACCGCCTACCACGATTATAACACGGTCAGGCCATCTCCAGTGTCAGCATCTGACCCTTGCCGACGGAGACCTGCTTCACCTCGAAGTCGATGCCACCGGGCCACGGTGCCTCTCCGAACGCAAGATATGCGTTCTTGATACTCGTGAAGATACCCTTGGAAGTTGCCGAATAACTCGTGCCATCGGGGGAGATGAGCACGGTCCTAGGTGTCTTGACGATCTCACCCGTTTCCTCATCCAGGATGTCGTTCACCTCGATGAGCACGTTCTCAACACTGATGACCTTGTTGATATAATCCTTCAACCTGAATGTGGGGTTGTTCATGGCGTTGTACAGAATCTTGGCCTGGTCCTTGTTCCCCGGCTCGGGCTTGATGCTGCAGAGCGTGGTTCCCGCCTGCTCGTTCATGAGCGACGATACGGTGATGATGGCTGTGTTCTCCTCTGTCATTTCCATGTCCTCTCTAGTAGATGCAATCCAGCGAACAGATCAACGGGAGTAACAATATCAGAATCCTGGTAATCAACGGTAGGTTCTCCCATGGGTCGTTATTCCCCATCTCCTCACCTCCTCGGGTAAATACTTTAGCATTTATAGTTTAACTTGTAAAGTGCCCACTGATGATGTCGAACTTGGAGAGTTTCACCCCGAGGGCCTTGCATAGGACGTTGACCGAGCATTGCACCGCATAGCTTATGGCTAATATACGCGCCTCGTCATCGGCGGTGATATCGTCCTTACCGTCCACGACATCCGATATCAGACCGTCCAACTCCTTGATGTATTCGATAGCCTCCCTACCTGCATCATCGACCATGCAGAGCTCGTTTCCCTTGTAATCCTCGAAAACGTGTTTCATCACATTACCTCCTGTTTCCGTTGCTTTCGATGGTTCCAATATACCCTAAATCCTTTAAGTTGTCAAGAATAAATGGGAAAAATATCAGGAAACTAGCGTACCCCGAGGAAGGAGAGCACCTCGAAGAACGCTTCCCGTATCGCCGGACTGTCGTATCGGAGGCACCCAGCATAGAACAACTCCGTAAGGAGCTTGGCCACCCCCTCACCCTTGCGCACCGCCGCGTAATCGACGCTGCTGTCCTGCTTGGCGAGTGTCAGCACGTTACGCGCACCCTTCGGGAGTTGGTCGGTCACGAACCACAGACCCAATGATCTATCGACCCAGACCGCGAAGGTGACACGGCCCCATCTGAGCGCGAGTCTGTATCTAGCCGTCGATGTCTTGCGCTGTATCTCCGAGCCGGTCCGGTCCTCGAACTCGTTATCGAATATGACCCTGCTCTCGTCATGCCCCGATAGCATGCGTCCTACGAGGGTCCGCGCCTTGCGGTCCTCCGCGTCCCATGGCTCCACGCGATGCACCAGCACCGTCTTGCCCTTGTACCACGAGTAGCCGAAAGGTGGGATACGTTTGATACCGAGCGCCTGCAGATAAGGGCACGTCAAATCGACGGAGTTTCCCAGGAGGTAAAGGTAGTATCCATCGCCTCCCGGCTGTTGCCGTGAGATGGTGTCCAACAGGTTCGCGAGTATCAGGAACTCGTCAGGCAGGTACCTATGATAGCGGTCCTTCGTGTCTATGAAAGCCTCATCGAAGATGTAACGTCGTGGAGAGTCGAAAGTACGTTTCTTCTCGCGCTGGAAGTTGGTCAGCGCGACGAAATAGCATATCAGTCTCCACTCCGGTTTGGTCTTGTCATCAGGAGGACGACGCGCGATATACCCGCATCCACCCTCGGACTTGAACATCATATCAGTGTGGAAACCCTGGGACTGGATGCGGTCGAAATAGCCACGTTGAACCGCCTTCAGCTCCTCGTTGGTACGGCATATCTCGCAGAACAGTTCCCCCGTCTTTCGGAAACGGTCTATGCATTTGAGGCGGAGGCCGAACGTCTTGCCTATGTCCTTTGCACCCAGAACCAGGCATATCTCGCCATTGGTCCCCGTCTGACGGGACCAGGTTGAATCCCAATCATAGAATCGACGATCAGTCATGATATACACGTCCCCGGTTCTCGTTGCGGTGACGGCAATCCAGCATATCCGGCTCGAAGTCCAGTCGTGCATACCCTACGGAGGCCAGTAGGTTGCATACCGCCTGGATGACGTCACTGCACTCTCTACGCATGGCCGCTTCGTCTATCAGGCTACCATGCGTATCGACCACCCCGAACAGTTCCGCAGCCTCCTCGAGGACCTTCACAGCCTGCTCTCGCGGTGACGGTATCTCATCATCACCGAATATATCGACGTAACCTATATGGATTCCCATGTGTTACTCCAATCATCCAGGTCCAGTACACCGCAAGCCGTCACCAGCTTACGGGCATGGTTGACCGTGGGCCTGTTGGTCAATGCATATCCCAGGTTGACACGGTTATCCGGTCTGCTGGTGTCGTTTATGGTCTTGCTCATCGGATACAGGGCTAACGCTGCAGGTTCGGCCACCCTGGATACCATCCCGTCACGGTCGGCCACGTCCATGCAGATCATATCGCCCCATGCTGGTATCTTGCGTCCATTGAGTCGTAACACGTCATGGGCAAACGTCACATCATAACCCAGGTACAGGTCACATATCCTGCCGAAGCTCCACCCGCACTGGGACAACCGGTCCGCGAAACCGTCCAAACCGATGAACGTAGATATATCGGTCTCCCGGCGCTTGGTCGGTATACCGGCGATGGTGAAACGATAACCGCCATCCTCCATGACATATGCCTTGTTCCATGCTGCACAGAATCGTTTGACGGAGAACTCATGCTCGTAATGACCTATACCTGGAAGGTCCACGAAATATCTTGGATAGGCGAGACGTACACGGGTGCAGACCCTCTCCTTGCCCCGGTCGATGGCCTCACCAAGTCGTGACAACTCATTTTCTACCACGGGTAACATGTCATCCGGACAGATCACCTTCACACTGTCGGTGTCCCCGTTGACCACCTTATCAACATATGGGGACAACAGGTGGATGGCCACCGTCTGAGCCACCCTGGACCAACCCACGATACGCTGTCCGAACTGATACCAGACCTTGGGGTTTTTCGGCTGATTAGTTAAACCAAATTCTCCCGTATACGTTATACCGATCGAGGTCAACACCGTTTGTCTACGGTATTCGTTGCTTGCGGAGATGCCGAAGATACTGTTCAGGTCGGCTTTCAGGCCTAGATAAACGGCCTCCACGTCACCGGCCGGGAGGCTCCCCGCCTCCATCTCATCCACGATGGCGGATGCTATCCCCACATCCCGCAACGCCTCCCCACAGGTGATGGTGCCGGTACGCTTATATTCATTGCGTGCGTGCTTGAACAGGTCCTTACCCTTGTAGAACTGCATGACCGACAACATATCCATATCGGAGGGGCGGACGAACCGACCCGCCATGAAACCGTGCACGGCCCGCACAGAATCATAATCGTAAGTCTGGCATACCTCCCAGGCCGCTAACTCCGTGAGATAAAGACGCACCTTATCGGCAGACACCAACTTACCGAAGGCTGTGACAACCTCGGAAGCCCTGTCGGAATAATCGCTCATCTCCTGCAGGTATGCCAGACGGTCCCCGTTGTCATCATCCATCTGCTGCAACAGGTCCCCGGCCGGTTTAAGCCTCGCCGAGGCCAGCGGGTAGATACCGTGACGTTCTCCCATACCGCCCGGTTTAGGTCTCAGGTTTACGAACTCGAAACAAGCATCGAAGGCCACGGGAAAGGGTTTGTCCCAACATCGTAACACGCGATCCACCGTCACGGAGGAAACCACCTTCCAGGCAAGGTCCAGGACCTCGGGGGACTTGACCTCGAAACCTACCGGGTACATATGTGACACGATCTGCGCCGGATGCATCGATGCAGCGTCGAAACCATGCACGGATGAGTCGGTACCCTGCAAGTCATATGGAATCGATGCGCAATCCTGCGAGACGAACGTGAGGCCACCACGGGTGCATGAGAGCAGGGTATAGAGCTCGTCATCTGTGGTCGGTGCCTCCTCGCGGCACCTCCAATAGAAGAAACGGCCGACATTGTGTCCGAGTCTGTTCCCATTCAAGCGGTCGAAACGAACGCGCCTGCGCTCCCTGACCACGCCTGTCTTCGTGACGACATTGAGACCAAGCCTCGATGGGTCTATATCGGGATTGCGACGCAGCCACCAGCCGAACCAGGCGAACAACGCGTATATATCATGCGTTGCATAGGTCAGTTCATCTTGGGTCAACGGTGTGTCAGGTGTTCGGATGGCGTCATAGTCCCATTTGCCAACTGCCTTCGGATATCCGCAATCATCACCCATGCGTGCCAGACCCTGTTGCGAGAAGATCAGGGTATCCCATATCACCAGTGCAGGTTCCCCCGCCTCATCCAGGACCGTGAACGATATCGGTTTGCGGGGACTTTTCGCAAGCACCTTCACATCATGCCGATTGAGCCACGGGGAAAGACCATACATATCGAATGACAGGTTATGGCACATCATGACGGGTACATGGTCCCGGCGAACCTCCATGAAACCATCCAACCACTCATACAGGTCCAGGGTATGACGGAACATATCGACATTGCAGACCGTCTCCACGTTATCGACCGTCACATCCTCTATGTGCATACCGTCATCCAACACGCCAACTTGGTGGAGTATGGGGAAGGCGATGATACCATCAGATGTTCGTAGGTTGGTGGTCTCTGAATCGTATGCAGCCACTATGCGATATGGTTTTGACCTTCTCATATCGTGACTGACCCTGTGAGCACGTGTGCCTGCAAGGTCAGTTTGACGGTATCGTAGTACTCCCGTTCATCGCCTATCGCATAAAGGCCCTCACCCGTCACCGCCTCCACACGCTCCAACAGGTCCGCATATGTATTTACACCGAAGTAATCCATCAACGCTGGTATCATCTTCTGTCGGTCCAGCTCCCCGTCCACAGTGGATGCATCGCGCCATACATCCACGAGGCCACCCCATATACGTGACGAGATGGTAGGGTCTCGAAAAACCGCCTCCGCCTCACGTTCCCTACGGGCCTTCCGACCCTCGAAGAAACGGAACTTCCTCTGCTCGGACCTGGAGATGACTTTCTGCCGCTCCTCCTTGGTAACCTCGCCGACATCGAGCATCCCGAAACGGTTTGCGAGCCGCTGCATCGGTTTGGACAGCTTGCCCCGGCGCTTGGAAGGGTCATAGGTCCTCAAAGCGTTCTCGAAGTCACGTCTGGCCAGCAGCCTGTATCGTTCCGACGCTGCTCCCGTCAGCTTGTCGGCCTTCTTCAAGTTGCGGATAGCAGACCGGTAATAACGTTTCCTCGCGTTGGTGGCATCATCCCCACGTTTGCGTGCTCTAGCCATATCTCCCCCAAACCTGATATAATGGTTACAATTATAAACAAAAATAGAGAGGATATCAATTGTGCGTTACAAGATGACGTGTCCGTTCACCGGTGTCTCCTTCCCCATAATAGAACAAGACGGATTCATAATCGCCGTGAACCCACTGGACGATTCAACAATCAAAGCCATCATCAAAGACAAGAAACTGATCGTCCCGTTGGATGCCTTCAACTTCCGCGAAACCCTCACCCTTGGCCAGGCTGCAGACCTGCTCGGAGTATCAAGACAGCGTATAAGTCAGATAGCCCATACAGGCGTGATTCCAGTCAAGATGGTTGCTGATGAGCAACGTTTCCTGACCTCCGACGTGCTACGATATAAAAGGGAACGCAAGGTAGGCCGTCCGAGAAAAGAGGACGATAATGGAACAAGACCTGATTAACATGATAGGCAGCGTCGGTTTTCCCATCGTCGCGTGCATATACATGGCGATGGTACATAAGGAGGACAGTGAACAGCGCTTGGAGTCCGAGCAACGACATGCAGACGAACGCAACAAGATGACCGAGGCGTTGGTGAAGATGAATGCGACGTTGGAATACATCCTGGACTGGATTAAAGGAGGGCCAGATGACGCTAAGAGGAGCTGATATCTCACACTGGCAATCGGGGATAAAGGTAAGGGATCTACCGGTTGACTTCGTGATAGTGAAAGCAACGGAGGGAGTTGGATACACGGACCGGTGTTGTGATGGTTTCGTACAAACATGCATCGATTCGGGCAAGCTATGGGGGTTCTATCATTTCGCCCGTACCAACTCGCCCGAGGATGAGGCGGATTACTTCGTAAACGAATGTCGCAACTACTTCGGCCATGGGGTACCGGTACTTGACTATGAGGTGGATAACGTCGATAACGTGCGCTGGTGCGAGCGTTTCATAAGCCGTGTACACGAACAGACCGGGGTCTGGCCGCTGTTGTATATCAGCGCGAGCAGATGCAGGCAATATAAAGGCTCATGGATTCCAGACCAGTGCGGACTGTGGATAGCTGGTTATCCCGACAACCGGACAAGTTGGGGCAGTGAGGATATCCCCTACGATATCGCGCCTTGGTCGTTTGCCGCTATCTGGCAGTTCACGGACAAGCTGGGCATCGGTGGATATTACATCGACGGTGACTACGCATACATGAGCAAGGAGGCGTGGGGCAGATATGCGAATCCGACCGGGCAGGATACCGCGCAAGCACAAGAGGACAAGACCTCGAAGGCGTGCGAAGCGCTTGCAGATGAAGTCATCTCAGGCAAATGGGGCAACGGAGAGGACCGACGTAAGAGACTGACACAGGCCTATGATGCCGCGACTTATGAGCACGTGCAGAAGATAGTGAATGACAGGCTGAGGTGATGTGCCATGTATGAAATGTTCATGACTTTCACGTTCATGGTATGGGTATATGTGCTCATCCTGTTCGCCTTGCTTGCAGCTAGCTGCGCGGTGATCTATATCATCTATTTCATATGGGATTGCAAGGACCGCCGAGCACTTGACAAATGCAAGGATAAACCATATGATGATGAGTAAGCTATAGGACATTCTCTCCCTTCTCCCCAACCTATAGTGACAACCTCCTGACGAGAGACCCCACTCGGTTGTGAGTGGGGTCTCTCGTTGTGCTATAATGTTCACATCCAGATACAAGATGATAGCATGAATTGTTTACGTTGTCAATGGTTTGATGACGGGGGGTAAGAAATTGCTTTCT